ATAGGTTAAATCAACAGTTTTTTATATAGGAGAATAGCATGGATGATAATTATGATGGAGTTGAAGTATATGATAATGTGTATCCGATTGATTATTGCAAACAAATAATCAAAAGATTTGAAGAATTGTCTTCAATGCAGATGACTGCAATACAACAACAGGGTATTGACAGGAACCAAGACGAACGCATATACATGGATTGGGCTAATCACAACAGTCATTACCATGCAGATGAAGATTTATGTAAATTTTTCTTTGAAACACTGAACAAAACATATTTAGAAAAGTATAAAAAGAAATATGAGAGCTTAGGATTGCTATTCCAACATACAGCAAAAGGTATGAGCGTCCAAAAAACAAAACCACACCAAGGATATCATGCATGGCACTGTGAAAATGCTGATGTGGCATCAAGCACAAGAGTATTAGCATACACATTATATTTAAATGGTGTTGAAGAAGGTGGAGAAACAGAGTTTTTATACCAAGGACATAAAGTACAACCTGCCCCGGGTAGATTAGCTATCTTCCCTGCTTCGTTTACACATCCACATCGAGGCAATCCTATATACAAAGGTGTTAAGTACATTATAAGCGGATGGTATACATTAGACCACTAGGAACAAAATGAAAATAGTAGTAGTAGGCGGTGGCACAGCAGGATTTGTTTCCGCATTAATATTAAAAAAAAGTTTTCCTCACTTTCAAGTAGACGTTCTACGGTCAAAAAAAATTGGAACAATTGGTGTGGGCGAAGGAAGTACCGAACATTGGTCTGCATTTATGGACTACGTAGGAATCCAAACAGCTGATCTAATAAATCATTGCGGTTCAACTTTCAAAACAGGTATTATGTTCGAGGATTGGGCTACAAAGCCTTACCTACAAAACGTACACGATCCATTTGTTGCTGAACAACTAGGAGTACCTATTGCGTATGCAAAACTAATAGGAGAAAATGTTGATCCTCGTGACTTAACTGGAGATTACTTATGGGAAAACAATGTACCATTCAATAAATTTATGGAAGAACGTCCTAATGACACAGGTGTAAGCCAATACCATTTCAATACAGAAATGTTAAACAACTTTCTAACAAGTAAAGCAAAAGAAATGGGCTGTACTGTAATTGATGATGAAATAGAAAATGTAAATGTTAGTGAATGGAACAATATACAAAGTATATCAAGTAAGACTGACAAGTATGAATACGATTTCTATGTTGACTGTACAGGGTTTGCACAATTATTAATTAAAGAACTTGGTGCAAAGTGGCAAAGTTACAGTAAGTATCTTAAAATGAAAGAAGCTATAGTATTTCCAACTCCAGAAGAAGATGAAGTACCACTATGGACACTTGCAAAAGCAATGAATGCTGGATGGATGTTTAGAATTCCTGTTCAAGGACGTAAAGGTAACGGATACATTTTTGATAGTGACTTTATTACAGCAGAAGAGGCACAAAAAGAGGTTGAAGACTATCTCGGTCATAGTGTTGAAGTAAGAAAAAATATTAAATTTGATCCAGGAGCATTAGACAAACCTTGGATTGGTAATGTATGTGCTATAGGATTAAGTGCAAGTTTTGTAGAACCATTAGAAGCAAGTTCTATTGGTACTAGTATTAATCAAAGTTTCTTACTAGCACAGCGTATTGTCAATTATAATAAAGAAACTATTGATAGATATAATTTAGAAGTAAATTCTATAATGGATAACATTAGAGATTTTATTGTGTTACATTATATTACAGATAGAAAAGACACACCTTTCTGGCAAAGTGTATCTAATATGTCATTACCAGATTCTCTAGCTACAAATTTACGTATGTGGAAACATAGAATGCCTGTAGCAGACGATATGACTGCACATACAAAAAAGATATTGTTTAATGAATACAATTACGCTATAGTGATGCACGGTTTAGGATTGTTTGATAATAGCAGTATAATGAAACAATATGAACAGATGCCTGAGGGTGCCAAACAACATGTAGAAAATTCAATTCAGCATAAACTACAATTCGACAATACAAAAACAATTCCGCACAAGATGATGTTACAATTATTGCGGAGATTAACATGAGAGTCTTTGCCTTCGGCTGTAGTTTAACACAATATTTTTATCCTACTTGGGCTGATATCTTAATACATCATTATAAAAAAGAAGGTGCTACTTCTGGAGAGAACTGGGGACGTAGTGGTGCAGGTAATCAATATATTTCAACTCGTCTATGGGAAGCACATACTGAACATAAGTTTACAAAAGACGATATAATATTATTACAGTGGTCTAGTTTTTTTAGAGAAGATAGATATCATATGGGTAAGGGTTGGCATACTCCTGGAAACTTTAGTCAAGCAACTATTATTGATAACGCTTTTGTTTTGAATAATTATCGTTATGAAAGTGTGTGGGAATGGGCAGATTTGATGTGGGCAACTATGCGAGATTGTGCTACAATAAGTAGTTCACACAAAGCACTTCAACAAATTGGCTGTAAGGTTATATCTACAGGATTTAGAGATTATATGGAAGGTTGGGAAGAGCAAGCACCCAACTTCAACACCAATAACAAATATTTAGAAATGGAAGACATAAGAGCTGTATTAGAAAAGTATAAAGAAGATATAAAAACAACATGTCCTCCAATACTTAATGCATTAAACTTTGGCATTGACAATGAATTTTTTGAAACAAGGCCAACTAGTGTACCAAGTCCTAATCCTGAACATTTACATATGCATCAGCCAGAAGTCCATCCCCTTACACACGAAGCGGCAGACTTTGTAGAAAAAAATATTTGTAAATTAAATAATGACACACTTGAATTTGTAGACAAATGGAAACAAACACTTTCAGTTGATCCTATATTATTATATGAGCTTGACTGGTTTAATAAAGATATTTACGGCTGGTCAGATGATAGATGGAGACCTTAGATGAGTACCCCTGTAATTGGTTTAGATAGAGACGGAACTATTAATGAGGACATAGGTACATATGTTACTAAGCCCGAACAGTTCAAGCCTATAGAAGGTAGTTTAGAAGCAATAAAAATGATCCGTAACAAAGGTTACGATGTAGTAATATTAACAAATCAAGCAGGCATCATGAAGGGAATATGTGATGCTGTTGATGTGGATATAGTACATAATTATATGCTTGAATTGCTAGGTAATATTGGGTGTAGAAGTATTAACGGATTATATTATTCAACAACAAACCTGAAGGATGATGTATACGCTAAACCAAACACTGGTATGTTTAAAAGGGCGGCCGCTGAAGTTGGTGTTAATTGGAAGAATGGTGTATATGTAGGGGATAAAATTACTGATTTGAAAGCCGCAGTTAAAGCAAAAGCAAAGCCAATACTTGTACGCACAGGATATGGTGTAGAAACTAGCAAAAAATTAAACACGTTTGCTAATAAAGACCTAAAGAAGCAGACAGAAGTGTATGATAACCTTCTCCAGTATGCTCATAGTCTTATAGATTTAACTTAAATTGTACTGTTACATATCTTTGTAAAACGATAAATACAATATGGAGCATGAACAATGAATAAACTTCTGACAAATCTTTTCACTAAAGGACCCAATAATACAATAAGTCTGCCAGATCGATCTAGTTTTAGCTACAGAGGTAGCTGGATTGGTGTACAGTATAATACTGTAGTAGACTCATTTCATGTAGGTGAATTCAGTAGTGCAGTGTATCAAATTACAGTAGAATTTGACTCAAACGAAAAAGAAATAATGCAACTATCAGTAGTTGCTCGACCAGATAGAGCTGTAGCTAGTATTTTTGGGCGTTCTAGTATTAATCAAGAGTTGGTTAATATATCTGTAACAGTTGATCAAAGTATTTGTAAGATTAATGCAAGCCCTACATCAAGTTCGTATGCAGGCGCAAAGTTAATTTTTCATGCTACATATGCAAAAGCAATACATCAGCTAACTCCTCCTGCTATAGTCGCAGAGACATCCAGTGTGGAGTCATCTGGTATAAATACTTTTGATGCAACAAGTACGTATTTTGATAATACAAACATAACATTTGATAAGGTGTAAGGAATGGCAAAATCAACAATTAACTTAGGTACAGCCGCAAACGACGGTACTGGTGATAGTCTTAGAGCAGGTGCTACTAAGGTTAATGCTAACACCGACGAGCTGTATAATGCTTTAGGAGATGGTATCAATCTAAAAGATATGATCAATTCTAGCAT